CCAACACCAAATGATTTTAACAATTGAAGAACCTCTGAATCTTTTAAATCTGATATTGTTTGAATAGTTGATTTATCCAAATTATCACGTTTAAAGTATCCATCTGAAATCATTTTGTCCAAAAGTAAGTTTTTCAACGGATTGTCAAATGTTTCTGCCATTAGTAATATTCCCTTTGTTGCGTGATCCGTGGTTCATCCTGATAGTCATCTGGTAAATTAATAAAATTACCTTGACGAAAACGCATTAATGCTTGTGTAGTAGAATCCACTAAATCATCATGCTCACCATAAGGGAAAGCAGCGCATTCTTCAATAACTTCTTCTGCCCATCTTTTATCTGGATAGTACACCTTTCCTGCTTCAAATAAAGGAGCAACGGAGTTAACTCGTACATGCTTATCGTTTCCTTTACTTGGTGTAAAATTCACGACAGGGACTCCTAATTGACGTAATTCGTGAGTTAGGGGGGTGCCACTTGCTTTTGCTTCAATAATGATAGTCTCTGGTTCCCAGTACTTATACTCCTCCAACGCAATTTTTTTTAATTCAGGGAAGTCCCACCTCCCTTTTTTTACATCAAGCAAAATTAGGTGGGGACCCTTAAATGGAGGATAGAAAACTCCCCACGTAGTGATTGCAGAAAAATCGGCTGTTTCTTTTTTACTGAATGCTGTGTCATAACTTTGTATGATGTGTATCAAATCAGGTATATTTTCCTTATCCCACATCTGCCACCATTCACGTTTAATTATAGATCCTTCCTCTGAGGTTGGATTTTGTTGCCATTGTGCTTGCCACTTTGATTCTGATAAAGATGCTTTTACACCCTCTAATTCTTCTAACTTCCAATAGTTCGGCCAGACAGGTGTGTTGCTTGGCATGATTGCAGGAAATTCTATTACCTCCCACTTATCAGCTTTTGGTTCTGATTGTGCGTTTAACAATTTGCCTGTCAAGTCTTTCGTGGACCAACGTGTCATAACAATGACGATTGCACCACCTGGCTGTAGACGTTGACGAGGACCAGAGGTGTACCACTCGTAAGCGGAATCCATAGCCGTGTCACTTAATGCGTCTTGCTCGGAATGTGGATCATCGATAATGAGTAAGTCTGCACCACGCCCTGTGATGGCACCGCCGATACCTGCTGCATAATATTCTCCGCCTTTATTTGTTTCCCATCTACCAGCGGCTTTGGAATCTGCTGCAATACGACAATCTTCAAAGACTTGTCTAAAACTTTCTTGATCAACAAGATTCTTCATCTTACGACCAAACCTTACTGCTAGTTCACCTGTGTGTGTTGTTTGTATTACTTTTAATTTTGGATTTTTTCCTACCATCCACGCAGGAAACAAATAGGAGGCAAATTCTGATTTAGTGTGTCGGGGTGGCATATTAACGATCAATCGCTTAATCTTTCCATTGGCAATATCTTCAAACTTCTTTGCTATCTTGCGATGATGATCACCTTCAATAAATTCTGGCCAGACGTGTTTGACAAAGGGGATAAACCTTTTTTCTGCTAGATTTAACTTTCTTAATTGCTCTTCCAATAATTCTGTTTGGAGTTGGACCTCCGTTTTGTTTTCCATAGTGTTGTATGTATCAAACAGGGGGCGTAGTGTAAATTATTTTTACGGGGCCCGATTTAGGGGGGCGGGGGTAAATGTTAAGGGGATTTTGTTTTTTGGTTTGGTTGTAAGTACCTAGAGCCACGATCGCGGCTCTAGGTTAATTATTTATTTATTATATTCCTTTTTAATTTTTATTGTAAAATCTCTTATTGTCATTGTTGGATTTTCTTTTAGTTCTTTTCCTAGTCCATCAATAATTATAGACGCTTGTTTTAATATATCGTTGGCTCCGTCAATTCCTTGTTTATCTGCTTTAGGATTTGCGAAAACCATTTTTGCCATATTAAGCGTCGCCCACCAGCTCGGGACAATATTAACGGTTCTTGTTTGTTGTTTCATTTTTAATTATCCTTTCTAAAATAATTCTAGTTGTTTTGGGTTTGGTTCGTGGTTCTCGGTACTTGGTTCACGGTCTAAGAAATTAAATGATTTTGTAAGATTATCAAACAAAGCCCGCTTAATAAGTTTTTTATCAACGTAATGTCTAAATTCAAAAAGGTTCTTTTTAATTTCTCTTTTTGTGGTGGTGTAGTTCACAAAGTGATTACTATACTTGGAACTTGAACCAACACTTACATTGACGTTGCAAGTATCTTTAGCACCCCAACTTTTTGAACTGTTATAAATACAAGCTTCAACGTCGTTCCAAATTGCATAAGCTCTACTCATTTTATTTTATCCTTTCTATTAATATGGGATTAATCTTATACATTTAAAACGATTAATCAAACATTTTAAGCAGCTTTTTTATATTGGTTCTTGGTTCATGAACCACGAAACACGGACAAGAAAAGCCGTTTTTGGCTAATTCTAGCGCTTTTCTGCCTTCATATGCTTTTATAAAGGAGTCTTTGCCCCTTTTAACCAAGATAAAAGTGCGAATACCTAGAGAAAATCTCTTTAAATGCCATGAAATTTGAAAGGGGCTAAGATTAATTTTATTTAGTTTTATAAATTTTAATTCTATCCAAATTTCCTTTTTATTATAAATTGCTGTTATGTCGGGGGTTCCCTGCCCTATTCTATTTTCTATTCTTTCAAAATAAACTTGGGGCAGGGATTTTTTTAATTGTTGGTAAAATTTACTTTCACTCACTTTGTAATTTTAAAATTTTCTTTTTCTTGATTTGCAAGCGCAATCATTTTTTCAACTGATTTATCATGAATACGAATATTAAAATCAAAAGGCAAAACGTCTTTTCCTTCGTCAAAATCTTTAACGAAATTATTAACTTTTTGCTGGTCTTCATTTAATATATAACCGTCAAAAGTAGTTTGATAAACACTAGGTTTGTTATCGGTTAATCGAAGATTATAACTATGACCTGCGTCAACAATATGGGGTAATAAATCTAAATGAAATAAATTACTTAATTTTTCGTCAATAGCTTGTGCTACTGCGCAACCTGTACTGCACTCAGGTATACCGTCTTCAATATGTTTTTCCTCAACTTGTATTTTATAAATAGTCATTTTTATTTATCCTTTCTTATTTCTATTAATTCCTGCTCTAGTATTCTTTCAGGTTTGTAAATGTCCTTAATTTTAATAACTGGTTTAAAATTTATCTCTTCAATGTCATTACCATATAATTTTATGGCTTTTTTCAATTGTTGAGCATCTAATTGTATTTTAAATTTAAGTTTTTTTAATTTTTCAACGTAGCTATTTAAATTAAAATCATCAGAGCAATTATTAATTTCAATGTTTATTAAATCCCTTAACAAACATTTTTCTTTTGTACTAAAATTTAAATTCATTTTATTTTATCCTTTCTATTTATATGGGATATTATATGAAAAGTTATACAATTGAAAGGTTTTTATTAGTATAAAAGTCAGCTATTTGCCTAAAAATTGCAAAATCGGTGGTATCTCTTTTAATACTATTAACTCTATATGAAACAATCATAGTATTTTCAGGTGTATATCCTTTTAAATTATTAATTCTATCAATTGTAGGATTAAAATTTTTATTTTCAATTCCAAATAAAAAAGGTTTTTTAGTGACAGGACATTTATTATCTTTTGGAAATTTTGATTTAATTATTTCTTTTGTAAGTGTGAATTCCATATTTTTTTCTTTAGCTCTTCTTTTTGCTAAATGAAACAATCTATTAAATGGATTTTTAGCGTGTAATTGAGCATTATATTTTACATCGCAAGCCCTACAATGCCATTTATGAGTATTGCCTTCTAAATCTATCCATCCGCCTTTTTTGTTGCCAAATTCAGTATAAACCTTTTTAATATTACACATAGTGCAAGTTAAAGAGTCTGAAGGTTCTCTATAATTTTTTCTAACTTTCATTTTATTTTATCCTTTCTATTTCACGTGAAAGACTACCCCATATTAATGGGATAGTCAAAATAAAAATAAAGTTATTGTTTAGTTAATTGTAATGCTTGCTCTCTTCTAAAAGGTATTCCAAAACTACCTTTCATTATTTCGTCTAATCTTGCGTTCATACCCTCACTAGAGCCCTCCTCATAGAGTACATCATTCATACAGCTTTCAACGTGCTCTAATTTATTTATTTCTTTAAATTCCTGCATAGTTTTACATTTATCCGTTGTTATCTGCTCAACTATGTATTCGAAACAATCGTCAATTTGGCTTTCAGAAATAACCTTATCATGATTCGCTCTAGGAATATCATATTTATTTGCGCCATTTTTTAGTAAGATTTTGCATAACTTTTTACTCTCTGAAAGTTGTTGCTCTTTTAACTTTCTTTTTGCCTTAATATAATCTTGCTCAAGTTTTAAAAATTGACTTTCAAAATTTTCAACGGTTTTTTTCCATTTATCAATTTTCAATGTTTGATTAAGTTTTTTTGAGATTTGTTGTTTAACAATATCTTTTTTTTCAGATAATTTTAAATCTATTATTCTTTTTAATGGATTTATTAAATCTCTAATTTTTTGTCTGTAATGGTCAATTTGATAAACTTTTAATTGTGCCATAGTATTTTATCCTTTCTTATAAAAGGGGCTAGGCGTGGGAATTGCCCTACTTTGCCACTAACCCCTTTTGGTTTACGTTATTTAATTATTAAATAACATAATATCCCATAAAACTAAGATATAAATTTGTCAAGCATATTTTTTGTTATTTTTTCAATATCAATATTTTTATTATGTTTAAAAGCTGTACCAAGATACAAAGTGTATTTATTTACTTTGCTTGGTTTAATTCTTTTCCTTATTTCAAATTCATTTAAGCAAGCCAATTCATTTCTAATTTTAGTTAAAAATAAATGATAGGGATTTTTACTTATCCAATACTTGCCGCTAAAATACTCATCACTTTTATATGCGTTTTTCATTTTCCTATATCCCCCGCTACATGATGTCTAATAAAAGTACCATAAGGCAACGTCTTAACCCACGCTGTTAATTTTTCATGGTCTGATCTATCTTGTTTTCTTTTTGTTGTATCTTGCCAAGCAAATCTAGTAAACCCTTGTCCTGCATAACAACCGCCTTTTTCTTTTTTGCCGACTTTTGTTTTTTGAGAACCATGCGCAACAAATTTAATAATATAATCTCTATTCATTCTTGCACATAATGGCTTACCTGAACCACAATTTTGGCACTTTATTTTTTCATTATATTCAGCAGGGCAACGCACAAATCTAACACCTTGTATATTATCAACTTTATCGGTCATAGTTTCAGGCGCTGTATAAACTGTATCTCTTTTATCATTAAAACTATTTAATGCTTGAATAAGTGTATCAGCACTATAATTTATTACAGTTTTATTTTTTTTATTTCTTGGTAATTTTTTAAAATCAAAATGACTATAAGTCCATGATAAACCATTTTTAACAACCGCATTTAAAAGAGCTGTTAAATATTTTTTATCAATACCTTTTGCCGATTCTTTTGTATTTGGATTTAATGCACAACTTTTAGGACAAGAACCATACATTGTAGCGCCTGATCTATACGTCGTGGCAATATTGCCAGTTTTTCTATTTGTTGAACTATTTATTAATTTTAACATAACTATCCTTTCTTGGGGGTTATATACAAGGATAAAAAGATATAACCCTTGAATCCCATATAATACTATAATTATAAAAATCAATACTTGAATTATAATTTATTATAGATATATGGGATAGTGTAAGAAAGGAATAAAATGAAAACAGAAATGTATAAAAACTATGAAATAAAAATATGGGAACAAAAACCTAATGTATCATATGAATTTGCTTATACTAGTAATTGTCCTAACGTTGATAATATAAAAGGGAGTCATGGTTATGAGGTTTTTAATCCAAAAGGAAAAAGTATTTATAAGGATACTTGGGATATGTGGGATGAGCAGGCGTGTATAGATAACGCCTGTCAAGAAATAGATGCGGATTTGGAGGAGGATAAAAGTGAATAAACAAGAAAGAGAAAAATTTTTAGAAAACTGTTATGAGAGAGCTTTTGTTATCTACAGTTATGACAAAAATTTACACATAGCACATTTAAAAAATTCTAATATGCCATTAAAAGATTTTTTAAAATCATACAAAGTTAAGATGAGAGAATTAACTGATGAGGAGGTAATATATACACCATGATATTTTTAATTAGACCTGATTTATATGAATATACTCCATTACCTATGACAGATGATTTATTTTGGCGTAGGGTGGAAAATTTGAGGCGCGCGGCGTTGCTTGCTGAAAACTTTGAATTTAGATTAATGTTTTACAATCAAATGTTAGAATTAATGAAGGAAGCACCTTAATGCTTTTATTTTTATTTTTTAATTGTCTTGGGTGGATTATTTTAATTGTTTATGTTCTGATTCAACTGAATCGATAACTTCATACTCTGCATTGACAATATTATTATCCCGTATCTCTTTTAACTTTGACTCTAATTCTTTTCTAGTCATGTTATCTAGAGATGCGGTCACAACTTCTTTACGATCAATATAAAAACCACCCAATTGACCTCTTCTAAACTCTGCAACAACAGCAGGGCCCAACTGTCCATTTTCAACAGCTTTATCTCTTAACCTAGCTAATTCCCTGGAATGCTTAACAACATCAATTCTTGTAGCGTCTGCATACTCTCTTTGTAAATTTTCAATTGCTTCAACTACTTTTGGATAATATTTAGGATTTCTTAAATTGGATGCAGCTGCGGTTGCACTATGTTCTTTATATCCAGCTTGTCTTGCACATTCTGTTGGAGTTAATCTCCCATTTTCTTTACAAAAGATTTCAACAAATGCTTGTTGTCTGGGACTTAACCCACCTCTATTTTTTGGCATAATACCTATCATATATTGGTTTTTTCAAAAGGTATAGTTTATTTTTACCCTAACTAATTTATAAATACTTAATACGGTTTAAAATATCCCAATAGTGTCACATATAAAAACATTTGTTGTTACAAGGATGTTTCATAAAAAGTTATATAATTCAATAATTTAAGACAATGTAACGTTGTAACACCTGTAACAGGGGGGTAATCAATATTTTAAAACAAAGGGGGGCAAAAATAATCTATACTTTTTAATAAAGGTCAGAAAAAGCCGTGATTTTTTCAAGGAGGAAAGGGAATCACGGCTTTATTGCGGAGTAAATCGAAAAGATGATGATTTAACGGAGTTATATGATAATGAGAATTGAGGCTCCGAACCATCTACGTTTTTATCTCACGACTAAACAAGATACTTTTCATACCTTAGATTGTACCCTCTATCCCAACTCTAAAAAGGCGGTTCACCTTTAAACTGTATAACTGGTTCACTTTTTATAAATTTTGTAGTTTTTAAATGATTCTGGATCAAGGGGCGGTCCGTAATAGAAGGATGTCTCATCATCCGAAACCCCATCACTCCAGGTCTGGTGGTAGTGCTTATTTTCATCGAGTGTCCCTTGTGAGTCACAAATCTCACACTGCATAATTGATTCTTCTGCTTCAAATTTAATTTTGACATATCCATTCCCTTTGCAATTATGACATATAATCATATCTCTTGTTTAAAATAACTTTCAATCTTTCCCATTTCTTGCGTAAGGCTAATTCCCTCATGGTCCGTGGTTCGCGCAACGCTTTCTTTGATAAGTCTTTCAAGCTTCGCATTAACTTCTTCTTGCAATTCTTCTTTCTCATTTTTCCCCCTGAGATTATAACAACGTATGCAATGTAAAGGTGAACCATGATTCCAGGTACCTTTAGGAATAATCATATTTTCTTCCAAATATTTTTGTTTACATTTAACGCACGAAAAAAATAATCCCTTTCTATCTTTTAATCGCATACTTTCTCCTCCTATTCTGATAACGCTATCAAAATTTTGCGTAACCAAGATTCATCTTTTGTTATCTCGTAATACAACCAAACACAATAATCGTAATCATGCATCCCGTCAACACATCCTCTAATATAGGTGTGGAAAGGCGAGTAATGAACCGTGATCCATGAAACAAGAACCACGGTTACACATATCATAAAAACGATACGTATCATAAGTTAATGGCGACGTGCTGCCCACTCCATGCCTTCTTTTTCTTTTGCCGATCGTTCAGCTGCAATTCTATTTT